TTAACTGACATTATGAAGTGTCTCCTTGTCGCTCTTCAAAAATCTTGAGAATAAAATATTCTGATTATCGTTAATAAATAGTTAATAAATTAACGAAAGTCCTAAATATAACTTTATGATCGATAAAAAGGAACGTTGCCGCTAACTTGCATATGTTCAGGTATATCACCCAAGATGACATGCTCTCTTGGAATCTTCACTTCAACGGCGTTTTCTCTGCGTACAATCTTGGGACGCTCTTCGTTTTTGTCCGCGCCAATAATGTATCCAATAACTCTAAAATTAATTTGAGTCTCGTATCCTCGGGCATCCTCAAGGAGCGAGGATGCGTTATTATTTAGTGTGTAATCTGAATCGATAAACACTTCAAAACGGTGATTGTCTTTTTCAATGACAAAATAATTTACAGCACCTGTCTTGGTCATGAACGGTGTAATTATTTCATTAATTTGTTGTTGATATTCAGACATTACTGTCAAGGTGTAAGTGACTTCAAGATAAACTGGGATTGGCACTGTAATTGTTTCATAAACAACTTTTTCATTCTTTCTTGGAAAATTGTTTTGATTAGACCCAACACCATCTAAGACCAATCTTTTTGAATCGGCATTTGCAAAATTAGCGGTCTTGTCCTGTTTAATTGTTCTTGCAACAGTCATTGAGCCACCCTTGTTATCGGGGAGGTTCATTGCTGCCGCATAGTAGGCACCGCGCTTGGCTAAATCTTTTGAAATGCCTGTGCGCTCAATACTCATGATTGGATAGATTAACCAACCATTAACATCGCGAAGTTCTCTATCATGCTTAATTTGAAAGGCTCTTTCAGCGCCAGCCCAAATGAAGGGCACTTTTTTAAACCCTTTGTTTGTAGAACAAAAGATATCAAGTTCTTCATCAATATATTCAAACAGAGCACGGTCAATTGTTTCAATAGTTGAGGGCTGAATCTCTAATTCTTTTAACGGAGCAAGTTCTGTTCCTCTTGTCTGACTGAAATCATCTGGATAATCAGGTGGCATCGAATAGTCCCTCTCTTGAATAGTATGCTGTAGCTACGATTTCAAATGTATGATCAATCTGCCCAAACAATTGTCTTGCCCACTGAGTGCTGACGATCTCGTAGTAGTAATCGCCATACAAAACAAAGTCGCCTTCACGGACATAAAGGTCTTGGTCTTCAATCAATCTTCTTTTGTGGAAGTAGATTGTGATTGTGTTTTGCTTGTCCATACCAGCAACTGTGTCTGCTTTTGTTTCTGTGCTCTGGTAATCTACAAGGGCATAAACGCGAACAGGTGGTAAGAATGTTTTTTCTATAGCCTCGCCATAAAGATTGTTGTATTGCGTGATTGAATCGTCAATCGGATAGTAAACAATTTGCTGTCCTATAACGCGCTCAATAAGCTCGTCATTAACTTGCTTAACAAGGTTGCGTTCTTTTTCACCAAGGAACAGCGGGGGTGGTGGCTGGTCTGGCTGTTTCCATTTTTCGTCGTCTGACATTTATCCCCCTTATCCTACGAAAACGCCTGCTGGTATTTTCTGACTGAGGCTGTTGACATTATCGCTAATCTCTGAATCCTTGGCGGCAAGAGCCTGATAGGTCAACTGGTCTAAGACATCACTCAGTTCGCCTCTAAGATTTGTTTGCTCTTCACGAGCTTCGCTGATTAATGCTGTACCGTTAAGGGTCACAGACTCGCCAGGGATTGGCACGGTGGCAAACTTGGAGCGGATCTGTCCAAGTGTTTCTTTGCTTAAAGCAAGAGCAAAGCGACGGATCCATTGCTTACCGATGGAGTTAATGTTTGCGTATGGAATATTAGCAAAAGGAATTGTATTCATATTGTTAATTCCATCAATTCCAGAAACAGAGCCAGATGTTTCAGTCCAGGCATCTTCAACAATTCTAAAGTCAAAGTGATAAAACTCAGGTGTAACACTGCCTGGGCTCACAGGGACTGGGAAAAGTCTTAATTTATTGTTATCCAACTGGAACGAGTAGTGTGAGTTTCTTGTGTAGATCGCATCCTCAAATTCCATCGCCTGTGCTTTGTTCTGCCATACTGGGATTAACTGGAAGGTTGAGTCGTCTGCGTATTGACCATAGTTAGCCAAGTTACCAACCGTATTCAGTCCTCCATAATATCCGTAAAACCTCCACATAGCTGCTGGTGTTTTATAATAAACTTTATCAACAATAACTCTCTTGCCGCTTACTAAGCCGCTATAAGGAACAGGATCGCCAGTAGCCTTGTCAAGATTATTGTTTGAAGCACTTAAGATAATCGCGCCTAAATCATAGTCTTGAACATCTTGTATTGGAGCGAAAGACCCTGAGTAGATTGTTGTTAGTCCACCAATTCCAACTTGAGTTGAAACGGCATCGCCATACTTCTGATTTAAAGCAAAAGTAACTTTAGGGTATTTTAAGGCGATGTGCGTACCGCTTAGACTGGAAGAAAGTTCTCCCTCCTTTAATTCACCATCGTGATCAAAAGTGCCTGTGGTCATACCAAGAATATCAGAAAGAATGTTCTTGGATTGGTGCATGTTAACAATATAGGAATATTCCAGCACTGCCTCTTCATAAGCAGCATAGACACTTCCTGTGGTCAACTCAATATCTAATACATCTCCACCAAGCTTTTGGTATGTGTAGTTGATCTGGTCTGCTGCACCTGATAAAAAATCTGTTGATGCGTCGTATACACCAATCGGTGTTTGTAAACTTACATCAGATGCTGATCCAGTTCGTGGTAATATAACAGCACTAACTTGGCTGACTGGAGTTAAAGTGGGTATCGCCATTAATTATAAGTCTCCTCTCATTAAATAGTTGACGGCATAAAGAAAACCCCCGCCAATTGCTTGACGAGGGAATTCTTTTATTCTACGAGTTGATTAATCGTATCAAACGAGATCAACAACGATGACGAGTCCGTACATGTCGGGACGAACCATCTTCTTACCGTAGCGTGTCATGACTCCCTTGCGGGGCACGAAGTCTTCGGTTCCGAAGATAGTAGGTGTGACCTGTAATGGCACATAAGGTGCGTAGACGTATCCACTCTCTAAGAAGGATCCACCCTTGCGACCAACGAGGACCACGTTACGGGGGAAGTAAGGATCAACATAGACATCCCACTTCTTGGAAAGTGCGCCAACCTTAACAGCGCCAACGGTTCCGCGCTCTGCGTCAGCAGTCACGGAAGCACGGAAGCCAGCGGTAAACTCAAGGACGTTAGCAACTTCAGGTCCGACGACGATGAAGTTAGCTCCGCCGCGAAGAGTCTTGCGGTGGATCTGTGCAGACACGTCGTTGATGGTCTCAACGAGAGTCTCGTACCACTCGGAAACAGTACCGGTGAAGTCTGGAGTTGCTGTAGTAGCACCAATCTCCTGTCCAGTAAGTCTGTTTACAAACTTACCAGCGTGACGTGACCAGTAATACTTGCCTGCGGTAGCACCCTTAACGAGGTCTTCGAGAATCTCACGATCAATCTCAAGAGCGATCTGCTCAGAGAGAATAGAAGTAAGCTCAACCTCTGCGTCAAGGTTGTGGTATGCGTTAAGATCTTGTCCTAACTCAGGGGTCCACTTAGCCTTGAGCTTTTTGGTGATAGCTGTGATGGACACAGAATCAACCTTGATGTCGATCTCAGGGATAACACCAGCGGTCGCTCCAACAGCGTTGGAAGCCTGCTCAGCACCCCAGAGGTCATCACCGAGAACGGAGCCAAGAGCGCCACCTGCGATGAAGTCATCCTTAATTGCAAACTCAAGCTGCAACGGGGAGTGAGAGAAAGATGCCGACAACTGGGCAACTGTTCTGGTATCGGAAGCGATAACCAAGAGAAGGTCATCTTTCGCATCGCCAGCACCGTAGATACCGTTGTTAGCAACAGAACCAGAATACTGAGTCAAACGACGGACATGAAGTCCTTCAGAACCAGTGATTGCCACACCAGCGTGTGTCAACAACTCAGCAGCGATAAGATCGTCCTGGTTGAACTGAGCGGGGACATCGACTTTAAGAACAATAAGGTTGGTTGTTCCAGAAGTAAAGTCTGGGTCATAACGCACGAGTCGATCAAGAAGACCTGCTGCGGCTGCACCATCAGCACCACCCGGAACACGGACGAAGGAAGATCCTCCGAATGTACCAGAGAGGATTGCCTCACCAGCAGCAACTGCTGTAGAACCAGTTGGGGAGGAATAGCCATTGTTCAATGCGTAGAAAGAGTCCTCTGCATTGTCACCAGTAAGGCTAATACCACCAGTGATCTCGGAAGCGACCTTGCCACCACCATAAAGAGATTCACCTGATTCGTATCCAAGTCTTCTGCCAGTCTCGTTAGAAACTGTGAAGTCGAGGAAGAAAATGAGTCCACTAGGGAGACTCATGGGTTGAACGGAAACGAGATCGTTTGCGATCAAGCCGCCGAATACACGACGGACAATTGGGAATGCAACTGCTGCGAAGCCTTCGACATCGCCTGCTGCCATTGCGGAAGTTTCACGAAGAAGTTCCTTAGCCTGGTTCTCTAAAAGACGAGCCATGCTATTACGAGTGCGGTCATTACCGAGTCCTTCAAGAAGTCCTGTCTTCTCCCACTTGGAAAGAAGTGCAGCACCCTCCTGAGAAAGATCACGGTTGACAATGCCCTCGGTTAATTTATCAAGAACGGACATTATTTATTTTCTCCTTTTATGCCTGCTAAAGCCCTCATTCTACTGAAATGTGAATTTTGGGCGTTGGTCTCCCTACGACGAGGGAGGGTTGACGATGGTCTTTCAACTGCTTCGCGAAGTGATTGTGGAGTAGAGGATTTTGTCTTCTCTCCCACTGCGCTTTGAAGGGTATCATAAATTACCTTCGCCTCTTCAACAGAATCGGCATTTGAAATAGACTCGACAATTCTTGTTTTTTGTCGCTCATTCAAGGAGGTGCTATTTAACACCCGATTCGTGTATAGTAAACGAGCGTTTGAAAGATTGACTTCTTCCAATCGCCCCTTAAGATGTAAAATTGTTTTTTGTAAATTGGAATTGTCTTGCTTAAGTTCATTAACTTGATTGACATACATTCCTGTTTCTTCTCGTGCCTTTTGAATAGCATCGTGCTCTTCGGCAAGCTCATCGTCCTTGAGGGCGGCGAGTGTCACCTTCTGTCCTTCAAGGTTACGATCAGTAGGGGTTGAGCGTCCTCCCAAACCTTGGTCTGGGATACCTAAGTCTACCTTAAGTTCTTCAGCAATCGCGTCAAGAATTTCCTCGTCAAGCTCAATCTCTTCATCAAGATCGGTCTCTTCCCCTTCGGTTTCAAGTGCTTCCTCGATTTCTTCTTCGAGGGTATCGGCGAGGTCTTCGTGAGATTCCTCAACAGGTTCTTCCTCCTCGGATAAAGCACGCTCAAGGGCTTCAAGGTCCAAACGAACCATAATAGGCTCGTCGCCTTCTTCAACAGCGTAGGGAACTTCTTCCATTACTGCGCTTTCTTCCTCTTCTTCAAGGGTTTCCTCTTCCTGCTCTAAAAGAGAGTTAACGGCATCCTTGACTTCTGAGGAATATTTTTCAATAATCGCTGCTTCGGCATTCTTAATAGCTGCCTCTTTTAATGCTTCCGCATCAACGATTGCTTGTTCTAACAAAGTAGACATAGATAGACACTCCATAAAATAAAATTGGTCAAATATAAATAGTATATTATTTTACGAAATGCCTGAAATCTTATCAGTTACCCGATCCACT